CAACCATGAAGGATTCCAGATGGTCAGAATTATTCCCTTCTCGTCGCCAGCGAAGTCCTTCCAAACCCTCGGAAGATCAGGAACACTCCACGCTTCAAGTCTGGAAATCTGATACTGCGGCCACTTGAAGCGGCTGGAATAGTTCCCCCCGTAGCCCAGTGTTGCCAGCCGGAAGGTGTCCCCCAGGTTCTCGTGGATGCGGACTGCAAGCTCTCGCGTGATCCTGCCAAGCCCTGTTGGGGCCGCAGGGGAGTCGCTAACAAGAAGGAGGGGAATAGGTGCCATCACTTCTCCTTTTCCAGATAAGTGTTGCTAACCAACTTGAGATGGATGCGGCCAAGGTGTTCATGGATGCGCTCGGGGATAGGTCGCACTACAATCCCCTCTCGGCAGTGGTTCGCTCCCGGTATCAAACTTGGTCCGTCTGATAACTTAACGAGCATGTCGAAATCAAACGCTCCACCATAGACCACCGGGACGCGATGATCTGCCGAGATGTATTGAGTCCAGTCGTTGTACTCTCTCCATGCGCTGCCTCTCAGCACGTCAAAAGCTCGGAAGAACACCTCTCCCGGCCCGGCTCCGTACTTGAGACTCTGGACATTTCCAAACACTTCTCCGTAAAGCACGTCACCTGGAAATTGGCGGCAGAACTCCTCAATCCAAGGATTCGTTTTAAGTGCCTTCCACCAAATGTCAGCAGGGTTCGGAGCTTTCCACTCACCGCGGCTTCCGCAATACATCCGATCCTCGGCTTGTGCGAACACGAAACGACTGTTGGCTCCGTGAATCTTCTCGGTTGCTACAACAAGCTCTCTTGGCTCAAATAGGCGCTTATAGCGGTACATTGACTCCACATCATACTTTGGAGCCCAGATGCCGACAGGACCGCCCTCGACCTCGCCACAGCGTTCTCCAGGGATCGGAGGCTCATAGTGGGTAACGCCGAAATGCTCTGCCAAATCGTCGCCTTCTTGCGCTCCATCGGGAGCGGGAAGCAAGAGTCCCATCGAAACCACCCCGCGCAACTTCTTCACGCGGATGCGCTCATGCCCCACTAGAAACTCAAATTCCGGCCGCGCCGAGTCTACAACCGAGTCCGGTTGGACGTAGGCGGCAAGTTGTCCGTCTTGGAATTGGCCTCTGGCTACACAACAGGTAAACCCAAAGATTCGGGCAACATCGAGGCGATCTGCATTGGGATGCGCTTCGATCTGAATACGCACGACTTCTACTTTGTGTGTCTGTGTCCCCATGTACTTCCTCCCCATCTTCCCCCAAAAATCGGGGGTCTATCAAGACCCCCAAGGTCGCGCTTCGCGTTTCGTGGTTTAAGTGTCCGTCCCCAAAGATGGTTTGTCAAGATGACTTCTATGATGATCCCTCCTCAACCACTCCATCTTCATCACCGTCCACCACTGCGGAGTCCCCGGCTGGCCGTTGAACCGTACCAGAACTTCCCCCTCCCGCAACTGACGAACCGGCTTCACTCGACCGTTCGAGATAAGAACCAAATCGTCCTCCTCGAAGATGTCCTCTGTGTCCTTCCAACCCAAAGGCCCCATTGCTGTGATCCTTACTTTTCGCATACCTGCACCTTCTCTCCCTTGCGCTTAACCTCGTAGCGAAGCCGCAGCAACTCATCCGCCCGCGCTGGGAAAATCTCTCCCCGATTCACCATTTTCTCCACTTCCTCGCGGCTGTAGACGGCATCGTTGACCGGCCACTCGCCAAGCAGATAGTGCTTTGCGAAGTACATGGGATCGCGGTACGCCCGCTCTTGCGCAGTCTCGGGAGGCAGTATCTCCGTCTTGACCACCTTCGGCTCCATCCACTTGTCATAGACCCAGTTGCTCATTGTCACCCCCTCGGCTTCTTGTCGGCAATCACGTGAGCTTGAGCCATGAATACCGACTTGATTGCAGACTCGATGCTCTGTGCCGCCTGTTGGTAACAGCACATAGCGCTGACGTTTTTGTGGATAAACTCTTCCCCATAAGCCTGAGCACAGCAATCTTTGTGCGCCCGAAGGAGAAGTCCAAGGATGCTCTCGTCGCTCATCGCACTTCCTCGTCAAGTATCGCCGTCCCCGGCGGTATCGCTGCACAAGCATCCACGAACACCATCCGAAGCATTAACTCCATCTTCTCGATCAACAGGCGGTCGTAGTATTCGCTCTTCTCTGGCGACTGAAATGGCTGTGGGCTCATCGTGGTGTACACCGAAAAAGGCTTACCTCCTACATCCACAAGTAGCCAGCGGACATCGCCGAAAGTCGCTCCCCTTGTCGTGGCGAAACGGAAGTCTTCGAGTTCTAGTTTGATCTTCATGCTGAAACCCTCCCTATCCTCTCCCTGCGGCCCCTGAGCGCCCGGCGCCAGTTCGGTCTAGCCTCGGCCCAGTAATCGCAATGGCGGGCCTTCGCGGTCTTCGGAGCGTGCATCCAGCCGAAGATTCCTCCTGTGCGGCCCCAGACCCTCTTAAACACCCCCGCCGGCTGGTGAATGTCGAGCAGCCAACCCTCGCGGGTATCCGGCACAATCTTCTCTCCGCAGTATCGGCAGGTAATCATCGTGACTCCAAATTTTGGACTCGCGGCCCCGGCTCAATGCGCTCGTAAAGAACTGCGTCGTAGTAGTGATCCTCTCCCGTTGGAAGGCTGTTGAGGATACTTCTAGCAGCAGCCGTGCCTTCAGGGGTATCGCGGAGCGTCGTGATCGGCTCATGGTCGCGTTCTAGTATCCAAACTTTCACAGCCTACCCTCCCCGCTTCGTTCTCAGTCTTCCACTCCGTCTGTGTAATCCTGTGACGCTTGTTGAACGCATCAAACAGAGAGCAAGGCCCCTCGGTCATGCTCCACTCACCTGTAGCGCCAAGATAGTTGATGATCTCCAACGCTTCCGCCCAGGTAAAAGACGCCGCATTCCAGCACCAATTCCCATACCACTCTTTGTATGCCAGCGAGGTCGTCTGCTTCTCTCCGACCGTGACGTTCCCATAGCCGCCACGAGTAGGGAAGTCGAACTCAACTGAAGTCTCACTTCCCTCGAACTCCATGTGAAGATCCCCGGCGTCTAAGTCCATCCGGTCGAAGCGGCCTACAAAGTTCCCGTTGTCGGGATCGTTGCAGGCGAAGTTTAGTGTGATTGCCATAACTACCTCTTTCCCCGATGCTTCCTGAAATACCGCTCTCCGCTGAGAACCGCTGCGTTAACAGTAGGCATCACCGATGCCATCGTAGGCCGCCCTGCGCTCTCCCAGGCTTCATCTGCCGTGCTCCCCTGCCCAAGCAACGGCCCGACCGCAAAGAAAGCATCCCACGCGACGACTATGAATATCTCGCCGTGATGGATGCACTTTGCTCTTGGATGCTCCGGTAATCTTTTCTCTTTTCCCACCATTGAACAATCCTCCTCTTTTCCTCTATGGTTGCGCGTATTCAACACGCCATGCTTTTTCTCCGCTGCGCTAGGCTTCACATGGTCCCTACTTCAGATTGTTCCTTGTCTTTGCTTACGTCAACCCCCCACTTTTCCGGTTCTTTCTTTCGGTTGCGCATCACGGCACCAATATACTTCACCAATTTTCTAAACTCATCACATCCGTAGAACTGACCACGAAGATATGGAAGAGTCGCAATTTTGATTGCTTCCGCTATCTCTTCTGCTCCGTATTGCGCAATCCAGGGAAGGAGTAAAAAGTTGCTCGGCTCGTTCTTTGGAGTGAGAGATTGGCACCACAAGTCCCGCAACGCATCGCAGAGTTGATCGTTCAACTCGTCCTGTCTTTTCTTCGCCTCAAGGAATCTCTGAACCTCCGCAATCTCCTGCTGTGTCTTCAAAAATGCAAGATCAGCGTCGGGCCTGGGCGCCACCTCCGAGATTACCTTAGCTGACTTCCCGCGGTTGCAGTCAAAGCAAGATGTGATAAGGTTCGTCAGATCATTCTTGCCGCCCTTCGACTGAGGGTGGATATGGTCACATTCCAAAACCACATCTGGAGGCCGCCGGCCGCAATACTGGCAGGTGAACCCATCTCTTGCGAAGACCTCAAACCGAACCGACTTCGACAATCCCATCTTCCCTCTCTTTCCCTCTTAGACAGAGCGCGGCTTCCCTAGGGATAAGCTCCTAAGTGGCCGCTATTCTCTACGTGGCTGAAGCGTCTTGACGACCGGGTGAAGGCTTAGTATGCGAAAGGGCTCACGCCCAATCCCGTAGGACCAGGGCGTAGCCGCGTATGCAGGAGTCAACCACCTGCCCGTTGCCTGGGTTTCGCCATTCCCGTGTCGTCATCAGTGCCTATGTCTGTACGCTTTCACTGCAAAAGCGGCCCGTTGCTTCTTCGGAGTAAGGAGTGCCGCGAACCCACCGGCCAGCATAAAGCTGGCTGCCACGTATCAGCTTGCCGGGTACAAATGAATGGGGGAATGAGAGGCACTTTCCTGCATCTCAATTTTCCGCATCAACCTCGACGAATTCACAGTAATTCAACGCGATTTAATTTGCAACTACTTTCTAAAATCATGTATCTTATGAGTGTGGTCGCCACGGCCGCCGTCTCTTTTCCGATCCCTCGACAGTTTCGCTAAGAGCGCACCCAGCCCCTCGAAAGAGGGGTTTGGTGTTTGCATTTTTATTTGACCCGGTGTACTCTTCAATCTACGGCGACTGGAGTTCGGGTCGCATACTCCGCTGGTTGTTCATTCTCCCTCCTTCTGCACCACGGCCTCCGGCTTGCCTCCGGGGGCCGTGGTGTGTTTGGTGTACAATTCCTTCAACAGCCAGCTCCACTTGAAATTCCGCGCAGCACAGTCCCGCCTCGAAGTCTCATTCTTGCAAACCAAATCATCCTCTCTTGCTGGCACTCATCCGGCAGGAATGCCGGCTGTGCTATATTCTTCGGCATGGGGGAATGGGGATGAAACGACCAATAATCATTTTTCCAGACGACCGCTTGACCACCGTCTGCGAGCCTGTGAAGTCTTTCGATAAACAACTCAACGACCTGGTGGAAGACCTCTTCCAGACAATGTATTCCAGCGACGGCGTGGGCCTGGCCGCGCCACAGATCGGGGAATTGAAGCGTATCTTCGTCATGGACGTTCGCAACAGCAAGAAGCCCCACAACCCACTCGCGTTCATCAACCCGCAACTTGAGGCCGCAACGGGTAGCGCCGTCGATGAGGAGGGCTGTCTCTCGATGCCTGGGCTCTTCCTGAACGTCCGCAGGGCAACCTACCTGCACTTCGTCTCACAGACGCTCTCTGGAGACGTACACTGGGGCTCCCTCCGTAACTTGGAGGCTAGGGTGTTTCAGCATGAACTCGATCATCTGGACGGGGTTCTGTTCTCGGTACGAGCGGGCTTGGAAGAGTTCGCCACAGCCGCAGGAAAGCAGTAATGAGAAGACTCTTCCCTTGGAGCAAGCGCATGAGCATACGCCACTACCTTAGACCCATCCCCAACTCGGATCACCGGCCACAGGAGGGCTTGAGGATATTTGAAGCCCCTCGCTGCGAAGATGTGTTTGTGATTGTCGAGTCGCCGCTGCTGGAGTTCACTCAGAAGGATCTGGTGTTCCTGCGAGAGCGGGGGATTGATCCGTTCCGAGAATAGTCCAAATTTTGGAGTCCTATCTCCCCAACGGACGCCCCAATCCACCGCCAAGGCCGCCAGCAAGCGGCAACAGCATGTAGATCAACCAAATACAAAAAATCACGACCACGACAACGCGCACGATCTGTGCGAAGGGTGGTGGCAGGGGAATCTGTGTGAGAATCCACCAGATCAACGCGAAGATGATGCAGACCACGAGAATAGTTATAAGCAGCGAAAGCATAAGGCACCTCGGGTTGAGTAGATGCCCTTTAGGAAACTGAAGGATGTTCCAGATTGCTCACTGCATATTGGGATCTTCGATAACCGCTTCGAGGAATATCTTCGAGATTTTGCAGCCCACTTCGTAGCGGCCGTTCCAGAACCTCGCCAGAGCCGGAGAGGACTGCTCCCCATCTTTGGAATAAGCGAACTCAAGCACACGGGCTTTGACGTAGACAAGGAACGGATCAGACACTAAGAACCCATCACCCAGCCCCATCGTCTCCTGGCCGCGCTGCTGGTACACGATCTCCACTGGAGTAGTGTTTGCCTGCACGGGCCAGATCCCGAAGTTCTGCACTCCAATCTTGTCCCGGTAGTAAACCATGGGAGGATTCCCGGTCTCCATCATCCACCTGTAGTCCACTCCGTCGAGATTGCTCTGTGAGGTCTCCCTCAAACCGATGCCAAAGGCGCTTATACGCACCGGGAGCATACAGTCCGAAGGTAGAGCCGTGAACTGCTGCGTTGGCGGCATGGAGATGGCATCGGTGACGTTGTAAACCAACGGTACGGCAAGTAGGAACTCGTTGACGGCGTTGGAGAGGTACTGAAGCATCTCGGCCTGGGTAAAGAATGGATCGCCGGCCGTGTTTTGAACCGGGAAGGTAGCTCCTATGATCGCTTCCCCTGCAATGTGCGGAACAGTGAAGGTAGCCGTGAAAGAGACGCCAGGCACCGTGGCTGTTAACGTGACTACCTCTAAATTGCCTCCAAGCACCCCTACAAGCACTTGGGCGCCTACGTAGAGGCTTGCATCCCATACGTTGACCGTCTGTGAGCCTGCGCCTATGCCACCTGCCGGGATGATGGTATTTACGCACGGCTCGATCAGCCAGAACGCCACATCGGTCAAAATGTCATTGGCGATGAGGGCGCCAACACCTTGCACGGGCATTAGACTACCTCTCTACGATTGACCGCTGCTCGGGCTCCGTAAGTGTTCGTCATAACCAAACTGTCGATTCGGCCTTGGAAGATCGAGAGAGCCTTCATCTGCTCCATATACTCGTTCAAGACGGTGCTGGCCGCTTCCGCTTCCAATCCGAGTTCTTTCGTCCTTAACATCACCGCCGCGTACTCAGGAAAGGCCGACGAGAACTCCTCCTGAAAAGGAACTGCTATCGCCGTCGTGTACGGCCTGGCCGCGGTGGTTGGAGCCACAATGAAGTCCATCACCGCAATCTGTGAGTAGGCCAACTGCGGATAGATTCCAAACTGGGACACCCCGAGAGGAAACCACGCCCTCAACTGATACGCCGGTGCCTCGTTCTCCCACCCTGGTATCACGTCACTCAACCCCTTCAGTGTCGTCTTCCTGATCGGCCACGGCAACCTTAACCGCAGGGCCGCAATCACGCCCGCTGGTATGCCGATGGCTGTGTTGTTCTGGAGGGAGATGAAGGTGGTGTTAGCCGGAAGGGTGACCGGCACATTGATAGCCTGCACGGTCCCTGTTATCAGCGCGGCCTCGAACATTGCATCTACGAGCGCCGGAAGAACCTCGTAAGTCTCATTCCAGAAAACGGGAGGATTTTCTTCTTCTATCCTCCCGAGTACGTCTGGAAGAAGTGTCGCCAGCGTCGTCGCCATTCATACCCACCTTAAATGATCTCAGCCCCAGCGTAGTACGAGTCGCTCGCCGAGCCCGCAATCCATATGTCATCAGTCCTGACCGGATTGAAGGCTATGCTGTTCGTTGCCCTGAAGATGTTCGGCATCGTTCCTGCGGCGACCTTCAAGAGCTTATAGAACGTGTTTCCGCCGCCGCCAGCCGTCACTGTGTTATCAGAACCAAGGTAGACTTGTCCTTGCCCTCCATCTAAGGGCTCGATAATCAACTCCCCTACGGAAATTGATAAACACATAACTGCACTGGAAGCATGAGCATGTTGCGGAGCGCCTCCCTGAGATGTGACCTGCATGGTCGTGGAGGTGAGGATCTTGCTCACCATCAACGTGTCTTGGTTCGCCGTATAGGGATCAAAAGTGATCCTGTCGCCAACTTGGTAGATGGCTGTGTTCGCTACCTGCGCTATCGCATCCACTCCCGCTTGTGGGATTGGCATGGCCGCAGTCAACTTGTCGCCAAACAACGGCTGTGAAACTCCCGTCAATGCTTGAAGTCCAAAGGTTCTGAACATGGCTATTCGATCTCCTTACTGAAAGACATGGGCGTTTCCCATGACGGCCGCGGCGCCTTACTCCTTGTCGGATTCGTCGCCGGAATGAGAATCCCTTTACGGTCCTCGACCAACACGGACTCGTTACTGCTGTCGTCCCCGTGCCCGAGACAATACCGGCTCTGCCGGCCGCCGCTAAAGTCAACGTCACACGCCTCGTTGAACGGTATGGCGTTCGTGGTCCCCAGGTCCGTCCCCGGCATTGGGAACTGCCTTGACGATGTATCGTGCGTTTCGATCGCGCTTTGGCTTGTCTTTCGTTTCACGGTTACGTCTCCTTCGGCCAATAGGCCGCTTCCCTACCGCTGCCACTCGCCTGATACCCGAGAGCCTTTGTCCATCCGCCCCATCTCGCTTGCCTTACCTATGAACCTTGCAAGCTCGGCATTCATCGGCTCCGGCCGCGAGGATGGTGAAATATCCCAATGTGCATGATCGTTGTGAAAAGCCTGATTCGAGACTCCGAACTGCTTCTCAAGCCGCTGCAAGTGGGCCGCATCCCGAACGTGGATCTTCTCACCGTTGAAGTGGGTCGTGGTGAAGTCCCACAAATTCTTCGCTGAGTTCATTACTGGAGGCCCGGCTCGAAAGCACTCGGGGCAGTAGAATCCTCCCCTCTCAGCCGAGAACACAAACTCCCCACCTTTGCTCTCTGTGTGCCACCGGCATCCGGGGTCCGCACAATACATCTTCTGAAACGGCATCTTGTACTCCTCAGAATGATTATGCGTCCCCGAGGCTATGAGTGCCACTGGATTCTGCTAGGCGTCGTGCGACTGAACCCAAGTTGAACCGGGTCCGAATCCAACGCGGCCCTCTTCCGCCCCGTACCGCCAGGTAACATCTTGTTGGTCAAGCATGTTTGAGGCGTTCTGCATCTGCTCAAGGGTAGAGTAGAACTCTTTCATCTTCTGCCCGGCCACGAGTGGATCGTAGTATTTGCTCTGCCGGCCGCCAAAGAGCTTGGCATCGGCAATGGCTCTCCGCACGAGCACATCTGCACGGATGAAGGATACCGGCGAGTCGTTGTCCAGCATCATGTCTGGTGGCTGAATGTATGCTTCAAAAGGAAACACCTGCGGCTGATAAGGCGTCGGCCACATCTCGATCTGAAATTGTCCGTCGGGAGTCGGTGGAAGCGTTGCGAAGTACGTTGTCCACCCGAGAGATACTCTCCACACATCCCAGGCGTCGATCGTTTCCTGGTTGCCGTTGACTTCGATCGGCCATCCTTGATTTTGGTTCCTCGCGTGAAGGAGATATTTGACGTTGGCGCCGAGCATTGCGTACACGCATTGACATTGGTAGCCCCCTGTCCGAGTGGCGCCACCGTAAGGCGTGTCGATCGTCAACTGCTGAGTGATGGCGTTGACATTGTTGATTGTTCGCCACGGCCCCTGAAAGCCGCCACGGAACTGAAAGCCGATGAGAGAGTTTGTCCAAGCTGTTCCGATGCCTTGAACGATGTTGCTCCCGGTTGTGAGGATGCAAGTCCCAGTCGTGGTGATCTTGGGGATATTGATGTTCCCGCGCACCTTGAGGGCATACCATTGGTAGCTGTCAATCACCTCACGGTAGGCGTCGTTGATGAAACGGCCGGCCCACATCGGGTCTAGGTCTGGGTTCCAAGCGCAGACCTGATTTATCATTTGTCTGAATCCGAGCTGTTGGACGTATGCCTGCGTCCCATTTGGTCCGACTTGATATGGGAACTGCGGATTTTGTGTGATTACAACAGGCATGTCTTACTCCAAATTTTGGACTACCGCGAACGTGTTCTCGATACCGGCAAGGCCCGCTTCACCTTTCCACGCTGCTTCTTCGGCTTCGCTGTCTCGCGCTCAGGAAGAGCCCGCTTCACCGTACCGCCCTTCCAAGTCCTTGCTTCCTCTCGATCGGGAAGCGCCTTCTTGACGGTTCTGGATGCCATTACGACCTCCCCTTTCCGCGACCCTTACTGCTGCGCTTTTTGCCGCGATTGCTCTTCTTCTCCGCCAACCGCTCCGCCTTCTTCAAGAAACCAACGCTGTGCTCCCTGGCTTCGTCTGAGGGCTTCTCGTCCTTCTCGCGCTTCGCCATGACTACCTTCCCTTCGTGCGGCCCTTAGACCGCTTTGACTTTCGCTTCTTTCCAGACTTCTTCACGACACCATTTGCCGCCCGTACTGCGGCACCTTCATCCCCTGTCCTCTCAAGAACCGAGTCGGCCACATGAGCCCACTGCCGCTTATGTTTAGGCAACTTCGCCTTCTTTGTGTGCCTCTTGGCGTCCTTGCTGCCCCACGGCATAGGCTACGACCTCCCTGAAGACTTCCGGCCCTTCTTATTCGTGAGCCTCATCCCAGCCTTCCGCATGACCTTCTCGGCCTTCTTGCGCTTGCTGGCAGGGATTACACGCTCATTCTTGTGGACGATGGCTCGGCCCGTCTTGCGGACCTTGCCACCCTTGCGGTACTGGACCGGACGGATGTTTTGCGAGATCGACGATGCACGGTCGGATTCGTCTTTTCCCATGCTACTCAGGGAACTTCCAATCGCGCCCGCGGTACTCTTCGCCCTGTCGCTCTTGCCTTGTTTTGTTTCACGCTTCGTCTCTGAGACGTGTTCTCCGAGAGAGGGGCCATCGTCGTCGTAGCTGTCAAGCAACTGCATTGGAAGAAACCCGTATGCGTATCCGTACATGACACCCTCCTACAAACGAAAGGCCGCCCGGTAAAGAGCGGCCCCCCGGTAATTGCCCCGAAGGGCTTAGTACCCGAACAAGAAGAACTGAAACACGTACCCCGACAAGTCATAACCGTTGGCTACTTCGTTGTCTGGACCGTTTAGTGATCCATTGCAGTACACCTGCATCTTCTGCGTGTTGGGATTCCAAACAGGCTGGAATCCGCCTTGCCCACCAACCGGGATAAGGGTAAGGATGCGCCAGAGGTCGCAGTTGATGAGTTGCGGCGTGTTGTTGGTATTCGCCGTCTCCCCGCTGATGATTGCGTACCCTCCGGTGGCGTAATCCGAGACGGAATCCGACAGCGACACTAACTCGCCGTTTAGGTTCCCCCAGCTTACATCGCCGTCGGGCTGTTTCGTGATTACGTAACCCATGCTGCCCTCCGGTTAGAAGTTGTCGGACTCGACCATGACATCGCAGTAGTTGGTGCTGACCAACGCTGTGAGTTGCCGGCCGAATGGACGGTAGGTTGGGGCCGTGCCGGCCGCAAGTGAGTTCGCGCTCAGGGTGCCAGCTACCGGGATGATCGAAGATCCGATACCGGGGGCTGATGTGCCTGAAATGTAGGCTCCCTTGAGGTAACCGGCCACCTGCACATACACATACCCGCCAAGCAACTGCGCCAGCGTCAACTTCGGCGCCGAGGCATAGTTGACCATCATAAAGCCGGCCGGGAAGTTCAACCCGAGAGTCGTTCCCCCCAAGGCTTCGGTGGTGATGCCGGTGACCGTGGTAAACGTGTTGTCTGTCCAGTACACAGGCGCCGGAGCATTGGCCGCCTGCCAGTTTGCCAGCGAGAGTGCCGAAGTCGCCAGATACTTCGCCTGTACGTAGACCGCCGGAGAGCCAGCCGGGTTGGAGGCTGACGGGTATCCGTAGGGATTCGTGGAAGTGTATGCCGCGGAATACCCCACGTACCTCTGGCCGAGAACCTGGATTTGCCCGAGTCCCGAATAGGCAGCCACCGCGCCGAGCCCCAAAGATGGGTTGTAGCAGTAGGTGAGTGCGTTCCCAGTGTCGATCTGGATAAGTTGATTCGACGAATTCAAAAATGCCATTGTCTTGTCCTCTCAATCAGGCCGATTACAGGGCCGTGAATGCCTCTCTGAACATCAAGCGAGATGCGGCAACAACCATGTTGCCACCGAACATATACTGTCCGGCCACATCGTCGGTGTTCTGCGCTTCCTTCCAGCCCGTAAATCCAAACTGGTACTTCGGCACATCGGAGACGTACAGGTAGATGTAGTTGGTGTTGAGACCAAACATCGTGTAGGTTCCGCCCAGGACCGAGAGGTACTGGTCAACCACCACCTGCGCACCGTTCCAGTTGAACGACTTGAAGCCAACGTGAACGTCGGAGGTCTCGTCGTTGAACCGTTGCTGCGGCTGGAGCTTGTTCCAGAACGCATCCCACACCGGCTGCGTGGTCGGCAGCATGTCCGGCTTCTCCTGCCCAAACCAACTCGCACCAAAGGCTGTCTGGATTTGAGAAAGGTTAAAGGCCGATGGCGCCGCATAGTAAGAGTTGATGCCAGTGTTCGCTGTGCTGGAGATGTCCGACCGGGTGATGCCACCATAAGTTGCGTAGTTCACGCCGTTGTCAACAGCCGCCGATAAACCATCCAACTCAAGAGTTGAGTTCAGCGTACCCTGGCCGTCACCGAAGACCGAGGTGCCGAGGATCTGGGCCATCGTGCCCGAAGCGTTCACCATCTTCGAGGAGACGTAACTCATCGCGGCTTCTGCGCCGCGGTTGAGAACCTGATCCACACCATACAGCGTGACGTTCACATAGGCGTACTTCAGGTTGAACTGAAGAGCCGTGTCCGTCTGCACTGCCGAGGTGTCAAAGGCTTGGCCGCGCTGGAAGAACCCGCCCTTCAGCGGCGCGTACATGATGTTATGGCGAATGGTCAAGCCGCCGGGAAATGCGAATCTCCGCTTTTTGCGGAGGCGGGTGAATACCGGCGAAGACTTGAACACGTTGTCGGTGATGATCGGAACGATATGATCGTTCGTTTTGCCCGTGAGATCATTCCACGTAAGCATAAGCCCTTTGCTTTCTTCGACTCGGGTTGAGCCCTTGTCGAGCGCCCTATTGGGCCAGAGATGTTTGATTACCGCGGCCTTCGCCGTTGTCGCCCTAGTCTCACAGGCTCGGCCTCTCGGCTTCCCGTTCAACTCATCCCTGCTATCCCTTCAGGCTCCGCATGGACCCATGCTTCCTTGGAGAATTGCAGTTGCGGGAACTCAAGGCGTCCCGCCTGCCTCACCACCTAAAACTTGCCAACACTCCGAAGTTCGGCCGCCGCTGTTCTTGCCGCCGCCATGGTGAGTGATTCAACGTCGCCCTCACCCTCCTTGGCGCTTTGCTCCAACATCTTTTGCAGACTGCCCCTTGCTTCGCCTGTTGGGAAGTGACCCTCGCTGCCGCCGCCCGGCAAACCGCCGCGCTCGGCAATGATCTTGTTCGCCCGCTCCTCAGCCAGCCGCTCAATGTCGGCCGCCGTCTTCTTCTCGCGGACTGTTGGTTCCATGTACTTCTCCACGGCGGTCCTGGGATTGAAGTCCTTCTCCTTCGACATCAGATCGAATACTGCCTTCTGATCTTCGTCGGTGAACTCTTTCCCGGTTTCCTTCTCAAACTTGTTCGCCATGATCGCCATGGACGTTGCGAATCCGGTCGTGAATGGAATCGTCTTTTCGTTGAAGTTCTTCTCGAACTCCGTGTACTTGGCGTTGATCGTCTCTTCCACCAACTTCTTTCCCTCGCTGGCGTAGAGGTTTCGATATTGCTCGGCGTTCAGGCTCAAGCCCGATGCCACCACGATTTCCTTCACTCGCTTGTCCAACTCTGCCGGGTCCATCTCGCCTCCAACTGCTGCCTTCTTAGCCGCTTCAAGTTCTGCTGCAAGCCTGGCCTTCTCTTCAGGCCATAACGGTTTCGATTCCTCGTCGATCACCCCTTGCTCTACAAGGGATTCCCAGATCGGAACCTTTTCGTCAGCCCACACCTTCATCTTCTGGTTGTATGCAAGAGCTTCTGTGTATTCCTTCTCTTGCGTCTGCAACTCAGTCAGTTTCCGGCTGTAGTCCGCTTGCCGAAGCCGCCCATCTTTGAACTCGGGGACTTTCTGCACGATGTTGTCAAGGAGCTTGCGTTCATCAGCACTAAGCTGCGCTGCCGATACAATTTCTTCCCACGTTTGGACTGCCATCTAACTTCCTTCCTCGCTTCCCTTTCGGGTTCCGCGAAGCTCGGGATAAGATCGCCGTTTCCGACTGCTTACCTGTTATCGTTGCCTACCCCGGCATCTGCCCCGGAGTCGGTGGCGTCGGTATCTGAGGTGGGCCTCCACCTGGAGGCGGTGCCCCCATACCGGCCGACTGTGGTTGTTTTTGCTGTGCTTGCGCCAAACCTACCTTGAGGGTGGCGAGTGCCTTCTGAATGAAGGGGCGCATCGCTTCATCCTGAATCCCGTTGAGGATTTTCTCCACGGTGCCCACGGCAAGCTCAATCGGATTCTTCCCCATCTGCTGCTGCGCCTGACCAACGCCCGCCCCAAACTGCGGTCCAGCACCCATCTGGGCTTGAACATCCGGCGCCATCGGCGGCTGTGTCATTGGAGGCATGGACTAGAATCCGTTCTCGTTGTTCTGGAGCTTGCCGGTCTTCACGTTGACGCTCGTGCCCTTTGGCGTGGTGGTTGTCATTTCGCCTTCGTCTATGAAAGTCCCCACCTGATCGAAGGTTCCCTTGCCCAATTTTGGGCTTGGGGTAGCAAGGTAGTGGCCCTGCTCGATGTTCTCGGCCATGCCTGACTTCTTCATTGGATGCTCCCCTTGAGGTGTGATGGAGGGGCGCTGTTAACGCCCCCCGTTTACTGCTGACTGCCGCGAACTACTTGCGGCCGTGCTTCCGTCCACCCTTGCGGCCCTTTTTGCGTGCCATGGTGTAGTCCTTTCCGGGGTTGCCCCCTGGGTTTTTTATTGCGACCGATCGCTCGGCCGGCGGCCTCCACCGCTGAGGTTGCCCCCAGGAAAGATTTGGGGCCTCTCGGACAAAAGAAAAGCCGCACTCAGGATTTCTCCCTTGCGCGGCTGCTGCGGCCTCTCCGATTTCTCGGTAACCGCTACTCTTGCCCTGTGAGAATCATTATCCGCAGTCCGTGCTTCGTCAAGCGATTTCTTAACACGCCTGCAAAATTACTACTTGAAGCTCTGCTCTTTCACTAGCCGAATGTCGATGATCCCGCCGTTGTCAGTGCCTTTGATCGTCAATGTCCAATACTGTTTGGAATCAACCCCATTCTTAATCGCGGCAAGGATTCTCGGGATGTCCTGCTCGGCTATCTTTTTGCTCATTTCTGAATCGGCCATCACTTATGCCCCGCTTTCGGTGGTGCGCCGGCTTGGGCCTGAGCCATTGCCGCGGCCTCAGCCTTCAACTCTTCATCGTTGGCCTGTTGGTCGATATTCCACTTGAGGATCTTGAATACCTGCTTCCGAGATAGGTCGCGTCCCTTGCGTAGAGCGAACGCAATCGGAACACGCTCCTGCTGCTCGACGTGGAGTAGGGTTCCGCGCTCCGTGCGATAGTGGTAGCGCCTTACGAATGCCTCTGACTGGATTCCATCAGGGATGAGCGAACCTGGCCTGTCGTCCATGTCTTCCTTCGTGAGACCGGCCATGCCCAGCAACTCCATCCGGCGCTCGGCGCTGTAGAACTGCAAGGCGTCAGCGCACCACTGTTGACCAATGTCGTCGGCAAACCATTCCACGCTGCGGCCCATGACCCGGATCGGGGTGTTCTTCGCCATCTGAATCTTGTCGAGAGAGTCTCCTGAAGGAACCTGCTTCTTCCCGAGCGCATCCCCGATTGCCGCGGCTCCAGAACTCTGCTTCATCGATTGGAGAATCTGCGTGTAGATTTGCAGGACGTAGGTTGGCAGAACTGGAGGCGTCTGCCACGTTGGGGGATGTGGCGCGTTCTGGCTGTAGGTGATCTTCAACCCCGGCTTGGAACTGTCGATCGCCTTCATCGCGGCTGGATTGATAGCTGACTTGGCCGCCATCAAGGCAGGGTTGATCGCCTTCTTTACCGTCTGGAGCATCCCAGCCATCATCTGATTCAAGATGTCCTGCTGGCTCATCCAAGGCTTCACTACGCTCATCGCGTACTGCTGCCACGGCACTCCGTACAACCCAAGAGAGGCGAACGGCTTCTTCCGATGGAAGTAGGGGTTTGGCTGGTCGTACAGGGTGACCCGGTTGGCCCGGATGAATAAGCGGCCTCTGGGGTACAACTTCTTCCCCGGCTCGACCCAGTATCCCCAAGGTGCGCCCTTTGGACCCATCCAAATCTTGTCTCGACCCTCATTGATCGAGTCGTCTTTCCGGTGAAACTGCTGCACTTCGGCCTGGGGGAAGTTGCTCTCGTAGGATTGTTTGTCACCTGCCCCTAAAAGCCGCTTCATGCCCGGCGATAGCGGTGGGTACAACTGCGGCGATACGCCCATCGGACTCTGTACGTCGACCGTGTACCGGCTCTTGGTCTCCTCGGCCTGAACATACTTGCCCATCGTCGGGTAGGCCCGCTTGATCCACGCTAGCGTCCGCATCTTGCGATAGACTACGCACTCGTCTTCCTGAAGGTCTTCACCCATCCCCAACCGCAGAATCGAGCTTGGCGGCAGAGCCTCAAGGGTCAAGTCGCCGTCTTCGGGATCGCCGCTGTCTCCCCTGGCGAACGGGTTATAGTACAGCATGGCCGGCGCCGAAGTGAACATCGCCCACATGATGCAGAACGCCATCCGGCGCTCGTACCCGGAGGTCGATACCCAGCCCTTATTCAAGTTGTTGAGGATTTTCTGAATCTCGGAATACTTGCCGTCGTTGGAGATGTCGACGATGTGCGAGGTGGGCCGGATGTCCGTGATGAGCCCAACCGTCTCCCAGAACATCGATAAGAACTCGTTCGAGACCGGCTTCGCCCGGTAGGAAGGCATTGCATCCTTCCACTGCATCCCTACCAGATAGTCGAGGGCGTTAGAGATGTCCTTGAGTTCAGGAACGTCCTGCTGGAGTGCTATCCCCTCCTCTACAACCGAATCGCACCAGTTGTTGAGTTGGATGTAATACTCGGCTCGTGAGGAGGTCCGCTTATCTTCCTCGCTCGGCTTCTGCCTTATCTCGGGAAAATCGTCCAGCGTCATTGGAGTTCCTATCAAAACCAGTTCTCTTGAAGTGCCATCCGTGTCCGCTCTTCGATCCAGAGCTTGAGTGGGGTCTCCGCATCCTTAGCCTTCGCCTGAGCGGTTGCGAACTGGTCTCCCAAATCCACGATAACCCTCCCCGGCGACCTCGACTCGTAAGCCTTTAGGTCTTCTACGGCTGCGTCCCGCTCACCCTTGGCTTCGTCTACTTCACACATCTTCGCATAGACTATGCCAACAAGTTCACTGGAATTTGAGAACTTCTGTCCAAGGCGGTCAAACAGACGCCCTTTGTCTGTCATCCCAAGGATCATCACTTCGCCCTCGGCCATCTGTAAAAGGATGTCGGCTACCCTGGCCGAAACTGCCTCGTCACTCCCCCACTGAGCGGATAGATCGGTCTTGATCCGCAAGGGTATCTTCAGGGTGATCGGCGTCTGCCCCTCAACAGGTGGGAACTTGGCCGGCCCTACCTTGAACTCCATTTGAGGCCCGTCTGCGTAGAAGGCCGCGGTGTCGTCCCACCGATGATTCGAGTTGGCCGGGCACGTCAACCTTCCCTCGGCGGCTGAAATCTGGTTCGACTGCCCCGTTTCACGCTTGCACTTCGGACAGCTAAATTCCGTCTTGAATGCTGGCATCTTTCTCCTCCCCTTACTCCAAAATTTGGACTACGTGTTTTTGAACATCAACTCGACCTCGACGCCGCGCATACGGTTCATGCAAGCCTCGAACTCTCTATCGAACTCTTCGACTGTTACCTTCGGAACTTTTGTTTCCTCTGCCAAGAACCGCTTCCACTTATCATGTAGCCACCCGCCGGGAAGCCGATGAATCATTTCGGCCATTGAGAGCCGCGACACCTGATACCACATCGTCCCGTCGCTGCGGAGCCTGAAGAAACATACATGCTCAATCTCCGTGTGGCACGGGTCTTTTTTTTGAAACTGGAATACTCTACGCTTCACCCATTCCATAACCCCTCCTCGGCTCCAAAATTTGGACTACTGAACCCGCTTGTAAAAGTTGGTCTTCACATCTTCGATTGTGAACACATAGTGCCAGCCGCAGTTCGGGCAGATCACCGGCATTCCAAACCACCACCGAAAGCGTGTTCCGCAGCCTCGATACATCCACGGAGCCTCCTTCTGAATCTCCGTCACCTCTTCAGGCGTCAGTCGCGATGCTCCTCTGTCGCAGGTATGTTCAAACATCATCGGCCCTACGGCCTCGTCCGCAGGCTTCTCGGCTGCTACTGCCGGGATAGCTGCTGCCGCCATTACTGTTGCTCCTACTCCGAAGAACTTCCTTCTTGATACGTCCATGTTTACGCCAACCAATCTGGTCGAATGACCGTCTTCACGTCTGCAATGAAATCTTCCTGCTTCCCGACAATGAGAAGCGCGTTTGCCTTTCTGTGCATCAGGCCCAGTGTTGGCATCTCCACAACGAACCTCTCCTGTGGCTGTAACTTCGCCCAAATCCTGTTGTACTGATCCAGCGTGATAAAACAGACCTTCATTTGATTTTCCATTGTTTCCTCCTTTTTCACTGATAAAGCCATGAATTCTCGTCATCCGAGTCCAGTTCCGCCTGATCCGCCTCGTACTGGGCTATCGCCTCTGGAGTTATCAGCTCCGGATCGATCCCGTCCTCGTACATGCGCGAAGCCGTCCCATTGCCGTCAAACACAGGGCTGTACTCGCTATTCTGAAAATCGCTAGGTACTTTCCTTTCCCCCAATCCCTTCAGGTTGACTGTAGCGGTCGCCCCCGCCGTCCTCACGATACTGCTTCCGATGTTCTTCTTCGACACTCGCTCCGCTTCATGCTGCGAGTTCGTCGTCTGAATGATTGTACCGAATCGGTCGAGGATTTTGAATTCATTCTGCTGCTTTGTCGATTCCTGCTTGCTGGTCCCCTCCCGCATCTCGCGGTACTCAGCCTCGTGGCCGCAGTAAAGAGCGATGTGAAGACTCATCATAAGGTCGTCCCTAGCCCCGTCTCCCTCGGCTCCATCTTCAGTGAAATCATAAAACTCGTCGACGGTGAATTTGTCTGGAATGTTGAGCAAGTCATCAATCAGCGTCTTCGACATCTTCGACATCAAGGCCCGCTTGGTCTTGTCATTCGTCCAAAAGCCGATAATGTCGGTCATCCAATGAGTCAGTTTGTCGAGGTGCTTGTACCGATAGATGTTCTCGTACTCGTACTGGCGGACCAACTTGTTGTTCGTCACCATGCCCATCGAATTTACTTCCACGGCCGCCAGAGCCTCGTTGTACATCCAGCAAATTGCTAGAGTTACATCAGCCAGCGACTCGGGATCAATATAGCCGTGCCACACTGCCACCACTTCATCCTTCGGCAGGTCTAGAGATATGTCGATTACCGTGACTGATGAGAAGTCGCCGCCGTCGTTTCCAAGGCTCACGTCCACCCCTACGACATAGACCGCGCCTGGCCGCTCACGCTTCCATACACTGAAGCGGTTGTGGTGCTTTGGATACTCCAAGTCGGCAGTCGGCTCCACTTCGCGGACCATCACCTTCGGCCGGCCAGCGTCGAAGTCGTAACTGATCTCCCCAATCCACTTCGGGTTCAGCACTCGTTTCATCAGCTTGTTGATGATGCCCAACGGATATGCGGTGACTGCGGAGGTCTGGAAAGACTCCTCTGCGGTAAGGCTGTATTCCTGATTGAACATTTTGTCGTCGCCATCGTTAGCGATGAATTCCTGAATCCTCTTCCGGCGCCAGTTGAAGACTTCGTTCTTCATCGCGAAGCCGTCTTTTTTGAGAACGAGGGATTTTATCTCTTCCTCGTCCTTCGTCAACGTAAAGACTTCGCCTTTGGGAATCGGCAGAGAGTACGTCTTTTCGCGCCTGTAAAACGGAATATAGACCGGGTTCCAGTCAATGTCTCCAGCTTCCGCTTTACGCCACATATTGTGCCAAGGATTATTACGCCCCTTAGGGGTTGAAATCATTACATAGAAGCCGTCGGGGGAGTTGAAGGTTGGGAATAGTGCTTTAGTAAGTTGGCTTGGATCGGTCCAGAACGGCAACTCGTCGAGGTGGGCTCTTGCGAAAGTTTTAGACCTCCCCACTCCGGTCGGCTTGTTCCCGTTGTCTCCGTAGATGCGCGTCTTCAGTCCTGGGCGAGTGATTCGCAGGGTTTCGTCTTTCTCATCAAAGTCGATGAATTTTCCGGCCTCTTGATAGCGAATTCGGGGACGCATCCACCACGGTAAAAAGTCAAGAGCCGCTGCGTACATATCGAGGATGTACCGGGTCACATCGGCGTCCTGAGCTACGACGATGGAGTTTACATGCTCACTGAAGATTGTTGCCGCGAAGACTTCCCCTGAGACATACGTGCTGCCCCCCATCTGTCGAGCCTTGTTGACGATTGCTTTTACGCGTCCAAACTGCTTCTCCAGCCGGCGGAATTCGTCATGCAGAATCTCCTGCGAATCCCAAAACGGGTACAACCCGGTGAAGCCGCGGTCCTCAGTTTTGATGGCATAGTAGTTGGATAGGAAGTAACGTCGCTCAGTCATGCAGTGGAGTATCTCTGCATCTATCCAAGCATTGTCATCTTTAGAAAGATACTCGCGGGCCTTCGCTTGATCGCCACTGTACTTTTGGAGATGGAGGTCCAACACCTCAATAATTTCTTCTAAGTGAGGATTTGCGCGACGGATTCCCATTTACTCGCCCTCTTCGTCGTCATCCTCATCGTGTTCGTCGTCGGGAGAATCCTCACCCTCATCTATATGCTGAGGAACTGCCGTCACTTGTGGGGGAAGCAAGTTGAAAGCCTGAGCTTGAGCACGAAGGCGTTTCATCCTCTCTTCCGTAGTTTCAGTTGTTCCAAGGTTCACTGTTGGTTGATTGTTATTGTTCACTTGGACAGCTACCCCCGGCCCCTTCGGCTGCATCCCTATCACCAAATCCCGCACAAGACGGGTTCCCTCAAGCCGCGTCGTCTTGTCGTCGACCGTCACATACTCATCCTTGCCGGTCTTGAGGTTCTTTTTCATCACCACTTCCGTAGCGGTCAGCAAGCCGTGCAGGGTCTCTTTCGCCTGCGGGATGGTCGAGATTACCAGATCCCGCACAGCCAACTGCAACTGTCCCTCAGTGTTCTGCTGTTCGTACACCTCGATCGACTTGATCGATTCCACTACCGTCGAAAGAGACACTTTTTCCGACTTAGCAATGGCCGCAGGTGCCATCCCACCCTTCGCCTTAATGTAGCGCATGAGGTGACGGGCGTCTCTCGCTGCCGGCCGTCTTGAAATGGCTGGGCTCATACGTTTGCTGTTACCCCCGGCGGATTTTCCATCGGGTCAGCCTCGGGTCCAGCCGCGAACCCTTGGCCGCGGATTTCCTCGATCTGCTCTTGCTGGACAAAATCTTCGTCGGAGGTGTCGATCACTTCGGTATCCTCCACCGCCGCATCAGGAACATCAGCCGGAGACGCTACGAAAGGCTGCCACTGAGGGAATGATGGAATCGGTCCACCCCTCGGCCTCGGCTGCGCTGTAGGGTTGGCTGCTTCCCCTGGCTCTGCCTCTGGCGTCCCTCCGATCATGGCTGTCCGAAGGAACTCCAACTCCCCCGAGAAGCGATGCAAGGCCACGGCGACCTCTTGCTGAGACTTCACCAACTTTGGTATCCCGTTCAAGGCCGCCGTCAATTGCTTGGCGCCAGCGCCGATCCTTCGAGCCAACACAAAGGTTGCGTAGGCCGCTGCGAGGATCACCGCCCCGGCTAGGCCGCTGAGTATCTGGTTCATATCCCCTCCACTAGCGAACTTTTTAGAATGTCGAGATTCCAGTTGTATTTCTTGGCATGTTCTTTCTCGGCGTCCTGCATGGCCTTCCACTGGTTTTCATCGAGATAGATGAGAGGGTCTCCGTCCATCACAAATGAAATCACATCACTTGAGCGGCTGTCGTCCATTCGCATAGTGTGTCCAGGGCAACCCATCTGGCTGCAATCGTTGTTGCACTTGTACTTAATGTCAGGTCCGATGTTCGTACCCATAATCATACCCTCTCTGTCAAAAAGTGAGGAATTAGTCTCCCGCACCCTATTGCCACCCTGAATGCCTCGTGGAGACTCGCCGATCCCCCTCTCTCAAAGATCGTTGCCTCTTCAAGCAATCCAAGGATCTCGTCATCGGCCGCCACGAACTTTTCTCCGTGATACTCGATAACTGTCCCCTTCATCCACGTCTGGTTCATTTAACTCCACCTCGACAAAAAACTTTCCCACTTATCTTTCACTTTCCCAACCCAAGGCGCCAACGGGTATACCTTCCCCCCAGACTCCTTAGCAGCCTCTCGCAGCTTCAAATATCCAAAGAAGCACTCTTTGCACCCTTTGGTTATCGAAGACCCAAGTTCGATTCGTGTTCCGCAGGCAGAGCATGTACCCATCACACCCTCGCTTCGGGAACCTTGACTTCGGTCCCGTCCTTCCGTATCCCCTTCATCTCCGTGTTGCTCACGTACACCTTCCGGTCAAAGCCGTAGGAGCACCCGCGCTCTTCGTTGAAACACTCGTAGCGCAATGAGTCGACGCCACGGCGCCCCATCTTGACCGTCATGGTCATTGCCTTACCACAGCCGCCGCAAATGACTGTTCCACCCTCAAGCGGTGACTGTTCGGGAATGCTGCGCCTGGGTACTGGTGGTTGCTCTGCCATTGTGTCCTCCTCGTGTGAGTCCAAAATTTGGACTCCCATTCTGTTTGAATGTGTGCTTCCACTGGTGGAACTGATCCAACACCTTCGACTTCTCCACCACACTCGCTCTGTCTACAAAGAATGTCCCCGCCAAGTGATCTACTTCATGCTGCACCACCCTCGCATCCCTGCTGGAGAAATGCCAGTCTTTCACAACTGCCGGCTCTTCGATCGAACTCCCTATTACGTTGATGAATTGCATCCTCGCCGTAGGGCATCGGTTTCCGCCTGGAGGGCAACTTATGCAGCCTTCGGGATATTCTGTCTCCGCTCCGTACATCCTCTCGATATGAGGATTCAAAAGCGTCAACCGCTTCCCTCCCGATAACCTCACCACTACCATCTGAATCGGAAACCCGATCTGTGGAGCGGCCAACCCCGGTATCCCAAACTCGTTGATGACCGCAAGCATGTGCGCTTCAATGTTCCGAAGGTATTCTAACTCTTGCGGGTAGAGAATTTCGATCTCAAGATACGCCGATTGCGAAACCATCTCTGACCCGAAGAAATAGAGTTTCAAGGCTACCTCTCCACGAACAGGCTTTGAAGTTCCCATAGCGTAACTTTCAACGCCATCAGGGATCGACGGTACTTCCCGAGACAGAGTATTTCGTCTGCCCTCTCACGCCATAAATTTCCAAGGTGGGCTTTCATCTTTGCGCCGCCTTTTCCGCCGTCGGCGTTTTGGCTTCATCGAAGCACGAGACGCATCCCAGGGTGTTGCCGCAAGTTGGGCAGGCCGCTTTCTGGCCGCGGCGGTAGGCTTCGATCACTTTCTTATCAATGTCGCCACTCGTCAAGCCATTGCCAGCGTACAGCAAATCTTTGATCGCCTCCGGAACTTCCGGCTCGGGCGCGAGGAACATGCGGCGCTGCCACGCCAACAATAAGTTTTCGATCAAATGAGGATCAATTTCTCTTCCTGCCCCGAACTGCACCGTGGCAAGAAGTTTTTTAGTCTGCTCTGGTGTCGGCACCACCGGGTTCTCCGACAGCCAGCGAAGGGCCGCTTCGAGAATAAATATCGCACCTCTATCTGCCGTTACGTAGGCGTTGTATGCCGCTCGACCGACTTGAAGCATTCCCTCTGGAATTACGACACGTACTGGCTCCTTTGGCCCGCGCCAACCCGAGAATGTCATCTTTGGGTTGTCCATCATCCCCTCCCCGGCACGATGATATTCGGCTTGTTGGCCTCAGCACGCATCAACACCTCGACAGCCTCCGGCAACTGCTGCCCCTGGATCGCCTGTAACCGCTTGATGTCATCCTCCAGCCACCGCCCAGGCCCGGCCGGCCCCGGACATACCTCGCCGTGGAACTTGCACCTCCCCCGTTTGTCGCACGAACACCCCTTGAACGTGTCAAGCCGCTTCCGCGCCTCACCCGTGAAATCCGTCCCATCCTCCCACACTGGAGGCATCGCGTAGTCCGCAGTGAACAGCATCCCGTCCGACCGCAAACCCGCCGCTCGGACCATCAACACCTGATTCTGCCCGAGAGGAAGAAAAGCCACCACGTACCCGACACTCTTCCACATCTGCACTTCGCCACGCACCGTCTTCTTGAACGGAACGACATCACCATACGTCGACGGCGGATTCTTGCACTCAGCCGCTACCGCGTTGATTGTCTCCATGTCCCCGTTCGCAATCGCCTCTGCCGCTCGTTGTGCGCGATCCTCGCAGATTTCCAAAACCGTTGGCTCTTTCGGTGCAGCCGCCTCAGCCGCCCGCTTCTCCGCCCTCTTGTCGATTATTTCCATCCCCATACTTACCTCCTCATCCCTCTCCGAGCCCGCACAAGAGCCTCGGCCACCGCGTCCAGGCTGTCCTCATGTAGACCCTCCAGCCACTTGTCTTTGTCGAAAATCTCATCTACCTTCGGGTGATCCCGCCACGGCATTTCCTTGGTGTGCAATAACTCATGCACAATCACAACTTCCAAATCGCGCCGGAAAACCGCTCGGTCTTTATCCGTCCGGTCTGCCGGATTGTACAACCGAATCTTTTGCCTGTGCCGGCCGAACGAGTGCTTGCAGTCTCCCAGGTTCCCGTTGTTGTCTTCTGGCGCCATCAAGATAATCTCGAAGTCTACGTGGTCAAGCCGCAACTCCCGTTGCCAGTACCCTAAATGCTCCCGCGCAGCCGCCAGTTCTTTCTCTTCCGCTTCTGTCCCCATATCAGTTCGACCTCCTCAACTTTGTAAATAATGGGCTTGGCTTGAATACATTGTCTGTCAGCAACGGCACGATGTAGTTGTTGGTAACCGCAGTCAAATCCTTCCACTCCAGAAACCCGAACTGATACACAGGCTCCGCAACCGCCGGGCTCCACCCGCCAATCGGCGGAAGAAAAAATTTTGGTCCAGCCGCCACCAAAACCGCTGCCGCTCCCACCCCACGCAAGAACCCGCGTCGGCTTAGGTCGACAAACTCTTCTTCGTCCTCAATCCCGAATAGCCGCCACAGAAACTTGTTCATACCCTAGTTCGCCTTCCCTGGTTTTACCGCCAAAGCCGCCACTGCCGCTTCCCCTGCCCTCCGGCACATCTCCGCGTTCTCCTCGTTCAACCGCGTATGTATGTCTACCACCATCAGCTTCGCCACATCCAACATCCCCATCTTCATTACAAAATCCCCCGTTGACGACATCATCTCCAAGTCAACCTCACTGTGGACAATCACTAGCACCGTAGGATGCTGACGCACCAACGCGATCTTTCCTAAATTATCAATCAACTCCTGAACCCCAATGTCCATCCCCACCCCCGTCTTACCCTCTCACAAACCATACAACCCACACTCACAAAACACAATACCCTGCAACTGCTAAATTTAAAATCTCCCACTTTTCTTGAATTGAAAATTAAAATCTCAAATTCAAAATCAAATCTATTTCCTGCCTACATCAAAAATGAGAACTCGGTTTTGTGCTGATGGACATAGTCGCCGAAGGCGACGGGGTACCCGACCCCCTTGCCCCCACCTGTGCGCGTCGAAGGAGGGGCGGCGGCGGCGCGGCGGTCGAGCGGGGCGCGGGGCGGGCGGGCCGGGCAGGGCAGGGGCCGGGGGGCCGGGTTGAAAGCGGTGCAGCCTGCCGGGCGGGTGGCGTCGATAGCTGGCTGGGCTGGGGAAGTGCGATGTAACAGGGTGGTACTGCGGTGCCGTCTCCTACCTTATGCCTCTCTCCTCTTGGATGCTCTGCTCTTCCCTCCCTGCGGGGCTGGCGGCTGGGGCTGGCTGTGGGCGTCCTGCGGCTGGCGTTTGCCGGGTGCCGTAGTATGTCCACCGATGCGGCGGCGCGTCCTGGGGCAACGTCGTGCCTCGTTCCCTGCCGGTTCCGCCCCTGGCCGGGTTCCGGGCAAAAGAAAGCCCCCAGCCGAAGCCGGGGGCGTGAGTCCAAATTCTGGAGTGCTAGACGAAGTTGGCGTGATTGAGGGAGCAGGCCGGGCCGTGGCCGTCGATCTCTCCGCACTCGTCGCAGCCTGCCGCTTCGGCGTCTATTGCCGCCTCCGCCTCTGCGGCTGTGTCGTACCAACCTATAACCTGACCGCGATGGGTTGCCTTAAACCGTGGCGTGTTGACGATCGCTGTACGCTCCTCGCATGACCGCTCCTCGCTGTGCTGCTCTCCGCATAGATCACAACTTGGAGTGTTGCCGATCCGCGTCCTGCCGCCGTCCTGCTCCATCTCCGCTATCATCGCCCGGTTAGCTGCTTTCGCCTCTTCCGTCACTTCTGAGGTCTCGCAGTCCTGCCGGTCGCTGGGTTCCATCAGGGCCGCCGTGTGCGCGTTGTCTGCCACTCTCAAGGCTAGCTCTGCCGCTACCTGACACCAGCCCGCCAGTTCTACCTGTAGCAAGTGGGCCTGTGAATGGTTGCCGCGCTCTTTGAAGCATCGAGCCGCTACCAGTTTCCCTATTCTCTCCGCTGCTTCCATGTCTCCTCATCTCCTCCGGGTTCGCCGGTGCCGTGCCGTTGTCCTACAGAATACCTGCCAGCCAGCCGAACAGGCCGCAAGCTGCCGTGAAGGTAAAGAACGCAATCGCTATCTTCTCTCCTGCCGGGAGATCAGCCACTATCCGCCTTGGTTGAATCGTCGGCGCGTAACGGCCTTCCGCTTCCAGGTGGTAACGAATCGCTCTGTCGGCGTGGGTCTGGGCGTCGAGGTTCCGCCGCTGGTCTCTCGCTTGCCGTGCAAGTGCCTCTTCTTTGTGGGCGAGGGTGCGAAGCTGGAAATCCACATCGTCTTTGTACCCTGCCGGTGGCATGACTACTGCATAAAGGTGTGTGTGGGTGATCGTTGCCAAGTTGCTCATCGGTTGTTTCTCCTCTCCTCTTACTGTGTCCCTGTTTCCTCCTGACGGCAAGGGGCCAGCCGAAGCTGACCCCAGTCCGTGACGGTGGCGCCTATTCGCAGCCAAGCCGCAGTATCCGGCGCCGCGCTCGCTGTGCCTGCTCCTGCCTGAATTGCTCTTCCTGCCGGTCGAGCTCCTGTTGATACCGCGTCTCTTGCTCCACGGCTCCCACGGTTGCCGGAATCATCCCCACGAATCCGGCGTTGATGGCGTTCGTTAAAATCCGCTCCATCATGTGCATTGCTCCTGCCTCCTCTTGCGGTTGTCATTCTGCTGGCTCTCTGTGCTCCACTCTCTGAAAGATAGGTCCAGACCCACACCAGCCGCAGGCCGGGACCGCATCGGCAAAGCTAACGCAACTATGCCGACAGTTAATACATCGGTACGCTACCAAAGCAGCGGGTTGTCTCCCGTCCCGAAGAATAGCGGGCTGTGCCGCTCCATCTTGCCAGATCGGGCCGAAATATCGCCTCTGGTAGACCGTAGGCGCGTCTCCATCTCCTCGCGCTGGCTAATGGCTAAGGCTGCTTCCCTGTCCTGGTCGCAGGTTTCAAGGCCGGCGAAGGTGTAAACGTGGATGGGTGCGCCCTCCGCTTCATTGCAAATATCGCAGAGGCCGGGACGGTGGCCCATGTAATCAACTGCCGTGTATTTGTGTGGGCTGTGCATACTTCCTCCATGCCTCAACTATCGCCCCAAACCGCTAAGGGTTCAATACCCCTACTTGCAGCCTTTCATGTGGACGCCACCCAACGCGCCACACTTCAAGCAGCCGCTCGACCTGGCCGCTGGTTTCGCTTCCTCTTGAATGATTATCGGTTTCGGTTTCTCTTCCTTTGAGACCACGGCTCCAGGACTCCGCGACTCTACGACCACGGGATCAACGGTCTTATCGTCACAGTTCCAGATGCGGCTCTTACACTTCGCGCACCTGACCGGCTTCGCCTCACTTATCCAACGATGCCCGCACAAATCACACCTACACTCAAATGCCATCACCTGTTTGTACATGGACACATAGTACCACTAGGGTTGGACACATAGTACCGTCGGCGAGTCTAACACACTCATCAACGCATCTTGATACCTCGATACAATTGGCACTATTGCGCCATCTAAGAGGGCGCTGGAGGACGGCGAGACGAGATTACCGCCGCGTCTCTTTCGCGTCCCTGGCTCCGTGTTCGTGTTGGCTTGGGCCGCTGCGCTGGCTGTTTCGTGGATGTTTTGGGCTTTAGGTTGGCTCAGGTGGGGCTGGCGCTGAAGGGGTGAGGCTGGGGGTAGGGGGATTCTTGTATGGGGAAGGGCAGTAGAGATTAGGGGAATTTAGTATAGGGGTGGGTGGGTATCGGTGCCTGTGGTGGGGTGGTGCAACGATACCCGAGCCTGGTTAAAGGTTCCTGACAATGACTGTGTTTCGGTAGTCTTTCCGGCGCTTCCTGTTCTCTGGCTTGTTCAACCATCCCGCCGATTGCGTAGCCTTCTCTGCGATGAGTTCTCGAAGCTCGAAACCGTCCCACTCTTCTGGCATCTTCGAGATTGAATCAACTACCGTTAACTTGATGCTGTCACACAGGTCTTCGATAAAAAGCCGCTTCTCGTATCTGTCCATTTGCTTTCCTCGCTTTCCTTTGAGTGCCTCTCTCGCCTTCCCTGCGGGGCTTGGCGGCTGGGGCCGTCTACCGGGCCGCGATTTCTTCCGGCTCCTCGTAGATCGTTCCGCATTGAGCCTTTACGATGATCCGCTCCGGCTCGTTGGCTGGTAATACCGTGTAGATCGCGCACCAGGGCAGCTTCCAAATTCCATTTCTCAGGTATTGCCGCTCTAGGTACTGCCTCACTGCTTTGTCGCTCTCTGCCTTGTACTCGATATAGACGTGAAGCAGGTCGTAAGACATTGACACATAAAAGCTCTTCATTCTCTCGTGCTCCTTCCTTCGGTTGCGGCTTGCGCCGGTTATCGGTCAGTGGGCAGGGTAGGCAGTAGGAAACCTCTCGGCCGAGTAGGGCGCTCCAATCGGTTTGTCCTAGTGCCGATGCTTTGGCAGTTCGGGCCGCGAGTCCTTTCCCAAGTCTCCTACCGCCTGCGCTGCCCACCGTCGCGGGTTGCGCTACGATATTTCTTGCGCCTCGGCGATCTCTTCGGCTGTGAAGAAGCGCCGGAACTTGGCGTACTCCTCCTGCACGGCGCGGTACACGTCGAACGCCTTCATTGAGTCGTCAGAGTATCCGAAATCGCCGCAAAAGTCCTTGAACGTGCCGGGCTCGTTCTTCTCGATGCAGGCTAGGAGGTCGTAGGCTTCCGGGGTCTTCTTGGGTCCATTCATCCACGCAGACAGGCCCGCGTTCTCTGGCGTCACTGGCCGTTTGATGCGACCGTACTTGTACAGCCCCACCGCAAACCGGCCTTCCTGTTGCGCCTTCCGATATTCCGGCGAGCCGAGCGCGTTAAATTCCTCGTCCGCGTAGCTATTCCAGAAGTCAAAGTCAACGTGCCCGCGATCGGTGCCGCTGATCGTGCAGCGGTAGTGCTTGCCGTGAATGTGGCTCTTCCGGGGGAAGGTGTTTACCTTGTCCATGTCCCGGCCTGCCTGGGCGTCTTCGCAAAACTTCGGGCAGTCGTCGCCCACAAGCACAGACCGAAATTCCAGCCCATGCGCCTTTAAGAAATTCTCTGCCTGTTCGGTGTATTCGCTCATGTTGTCCTCTTCTCCGTTGGTTGTGCGCTGGCTCCGCGCTGTGGTTAGGCTTCCTCAAATTCCGCTTTGCGGCTGAGGTAGCCGGGTTCGTGGGTGTCGTTGTACTGCTTGCAGATCGCGCGGGCGTCGGAGTATGTGACGTGCTTCCTGAGGTAAGTTTTCTTCCCCACCCCTGGCTCCCTTCCGGTTGCCGTGCGCCTCCACCAGTTGCGAACAAACACGTTGTAATAGGCTTCCATCTTTCCTCCTGTGGCTCTTGCCACTCCTTCACTGTAACGCGGTTCCTGGCGTTTGCAATCCCCCTGCCCTGCGGCTTAAATCCTGCCTTCCCTCCCGCCGGCCTGGGGCTTCCGACGGCCGTCCTGTCCTTCGGATCTCGCCGCAAAAAGAAGGCTCCCGGCGCTCTGGAAGATTCCACGACACCAGAACACCAGAAGCCACGAGTCCAAATTTTGGACTAACTGAGCGCCGGTAACAGGCCGTCGGCTCCGGTGTTCGTGGTGTTGTTCGCGCCGAAATTCCTGTACTCCTCGACTTCTTTAGGGAGTGTTACTTCTTCCCAGTCGGTCGCCGTGAGGTCTTCGCGGGTCAGCCGTGGGAAGTCTGAGCAAATGTTGATCTGGTCGCCCCATGTCGATGTGCGGATCTCTTTCAGGCTGTCACTGCCTGCCGTAAATCCGTGCGGGTTGGCGTGCATCGGGCGCTTGAAGAGCTTCCCGCTGTGGGCGAAGTCGGCCAGTGTCTTCCCTGCCTTCGGTTCATCATTCTGCCGATGCCACTCTGCCGCATGGCTGGTCGTCACTTTGCCGGTTCCTTCACAATAGCCGTTGCACAGGTCCGGCGTTCCTTCACATTGTGGGCATGTCTCCATTCTTCCCTCCTCCTGCGGCTGGGCCGCGATTAAAACAAACACATTTGCGGGCTGTAGACTTCTACCGGCTCCGCTTCGATCTCTTCCTCCGGCTCAGGCGTCCCGATGAATACCCACTCGATCCCGATGAACAGGTGCGGCTCGTTCTTGTGTTTCTCCATCCGCTCACAACTGGCGCACAGGTGACGGAAGGTTGCTGTCCCGTCTCCTTGGAAGGCTACGGCCATAACAAAACAGCCTACCTTGCCGCATCGCTGGCAGGCTCCTCTCGTGTTGTGTGCCGTTGCTCTCATTGACTGCCTCCATCCCCATAATGAAGTGAGTGGGCCTTAGATTCAAGGCCCCTGCTTAGGCTGGCCGATGCGGAGAAAACCGCTGTGCCTCCTGGTAGGCCACTTCGTCTTCTACTTTGACGGCCAAATCCGCCCGGTTCTCGACAATCCACTTTGCGGTCGGACCCAATTCCACGTCAGAGCAATTTTCCAGAACGCGCTCCACGTCAGAACGCCGCAACCGATC